CTTTAAAAAAATTATATAGCAATGAAAAACCATCATTTTGTTTGTAGAAAACATGATTTAAATATGCCGTAGCTTGTTCGCTAATTTCTATATCTTCCGCCGTAACCGGATCGCAACGCACAACTTTATCGGAAGCGGTAAATACCCTTAATAGGTTTGGCAATATACTTTCAACAGTATCAGAAACATCAGTTGATACCACCTGTGAACGGCCATCTATTTCCGTTCCAAGTTTATCGCCTAAATAGTATTCAATAGATTTTCTTCTTTGCGAAGATAATTCGCCACCCAAATATCCTAATGAATTTCTTATTTGGCTACCTAATATACCTTGTAATTCTATGTCTTGAATTTCTTTATCTTTTTTTACCATATTAAACTATGTAACTTGTATTGACTTCAATTGGTTTCTTCCAATTGCTTCTTTCAATTGGTTCGGTTATAGCACCGTATCTAAAACTATCGCAAAAGTGTGATGCCCAATTGTGGAGGGGTTTATTCCTAAAACAATTATTTTTTTCATCCCATCGCTTACAATAGCTTTTTAACGCTTCTAATAATTTTTTGCAATTACTTTTATGAAAATAACATTTTGGTAATAATCTTCTAACTTGTTCTATTCCGTCTTCTATTGAAAGTTTTGGAGCGATTTCAAATTCCATTCCCATTTCTTTTGCGGTTTCCCATCTTGATTTATTAGTTCCTATTTCCCTTACCCTAATATCATGGGGGGCTATATGTTTTGAATAAGTATAGGGTTTATCGTCTATAACATTAAAATAATGCTCTAACCCCTCACTAGAATTTTCGTAACAATCCACAATCCTAACTTCGCCATTGCTACGCCTTTGGGCAAATATAATTACGGTGGAGTCATTCATGCCCAAATCCCACCAAGTTTCAACCGGTAAATTATCGTCAATTTCAAAATCTTGTATGCGGTTTTCTTGTTCTAATTCTTCAACAATGCTACCAAAATAAGAACCGCTAATACCGGCTTGAAATGAACATTCAAATTCTTGTTCGTAACTTTCCGGCGACATTGCCAATTTTGCTGCCGCTAATTCTTCTTTTGGAATTATTTTAGTTTGACTAGCTTTGAAAACGCATGTGAACCAATCTTTTTGTGATTTAGCTTTCTCATGTAATTCAAAAAACCAATTACGACCCATTGGCGTACCTATGAATATAGCAAAACCTCTTCGGTCGGATAAGCAAGGCCTTAAAATAGTATCAAATAAATCCGGCGATATATTTTGTGTTTCGTCAACAATAATTCCGTCAAAGTATTGCCCCCTTATGGCCGAACTATTTTCTGCCCCAATAATTTGAATACGGCTATTGTTGACGGAAAAATCAACCCTTAATTCTGATTCGTTAAATTTAGTTCCAGGTATGGCGGCCGAAAATTGCTTTAGGTAATCCCAAGCTGTGCTTTTCCCTTGCAATCTATATGGCGAAATAAAGGCGTATCTTGGGTAGGGGTTTTTGTTCGTCAAGGCCGCCTTAATTAAATGGTTTATAGCAAAGACTGTTTTACCGCCTCTTCTATGAACTATGACAACATTAAATCGGTTGACATCGCATTTATGATGTAAAAATTTTTGGATTTCCCTAGGTGAGTAAGGAATAACAATTTGTTTCATATTGTAACAAAACCCCCCTAATGCAAAGTTACATTTGGATAAGGGTCTTCTTGTTCTATTGGTTGGATAAATTGTTCCTTTAAAAATTCTGAAAAATTTTGTGCATCTTTTTCATCTTCGAATCCTTGAAAGTGTGAAACTACAACCGGTTTATTGGTTTTAGTATCTTTCATAATAAAAATTATTGTTTTTAATATAAGGTCATCCATTTTGTTTATATATACCACCCATTCATTTTTATCAAACGCCGGTCGCCGGTGTTGGGTAGCCGGTCGCTCAAAACCCCCCAGATTTTATAAATAGAACCAATTAAGGCCAAATTATTACTAACGATAACTTATGGATTATCATTAATAAACTTCCGATAACTAAACATTACCGGAAATGGCCTTGCTAATTAGAATCATTCTAGAACAAAACAAGAACACCTCACATATATAAACTGCTTTTTGTTTGTGCAAGAAATAGCAAACTATCAATTAAATCAATACTTTTAAACCAAAGCAAAGATAAAAATAAATAAATTAATTCAATATTTATTCATAATTAAGTCTATTTATTGTTCCAACTTATATTAATTGGTTCGTTTTGTGAACCTTTAAGCGTTAAAACTTCGGCTTGTTTGCCATATTTTTTACTAGCTAACTTACTAGCCGACCATTGGCTAGAAGATACAATAATTTTATAAAGATTAACTAAATTTTGTCCGGCCTTGCCGTCTATTTCGCCGGATTCTATTTTAGCTTCAAGTTCAAGTCTTTTGTCTTTCAAGTTTGATAATTCTAAATCTATGGCAAGTTCTTTTGATTTTTGGTATCTATCCATTAAATTTGAATCGCTAACTAATTCTTTTCTAAAACTTGTCCAAGTATATTGAATGTCTTCCCTTTCAAATATTTGTCTAATAGTTAAACCATCGGCTATTAAATCTAAAATCTTTTCGGCTAATTTATCGGTTAATTTTCTTTTTCTTCCTACCATAATTTTAAAACCTTTCTAGGGGTTGGGGGCGGTAAGAAAGGAAAGAGAACCGCCCTCCAACGAAGTAGCTACTTAATAAAACATGCGAAAGGGTCTTGCATGTGTTGTAATAATACAACAAACTGTAACATAATTACCAGTCAAAAAAACCTTTTTTTAATCTAAATCTTCGCTTGTCAAGGGTAATAGGATTTAGCTTAATTATTTTTTTTTCTAGCATATCGTCAATAATACATTCAACGGTGAACTTACCAAAACGGCCATTTTCCCAAATCCAAACCAATTTACCTACGGACAAAATTCCGGCTTTATATTCTTGGTTTAGCTTTATACAAATTTCAACCTTTTCTTTAAAAGTATAAGAATTGTTTTTAGTAGGTTGTAATTCCTTGCCTTTAAAATAGTAAGGCAGGGGGGTTACCGAATAACTATTAGACATTTAAACTAACCCTTAAAACCTTTTAATTTCTTAAACCCTTTTATATATTTAGTATTTTGAGTATTAGTATTACTCTTCTTAATACTACCCATTTTTTGGGTAATCGGTTGCCCAAAATTTGGGTAGGGCAATACTACCTTATTAGGAATAGCTAATTCGTACTTATTAGCAGAAGTCTTTCTAATAACCTTTAAATACCCATATTTTATAAGTTCGGCCTTGCAATTTTGTAAAGTATTTAAGCTAATCCCCAGCTTTATTAACAGCGTCTTATTTCGTAAAGTCCGATATTTTTCCGATAAGCTACGCAAATAGCTAAATAATAGCTTTGCATCATTTGAAATATCTTCGTCCCAAATAACTTGATTCGGAATCATTGAAAACCCTTTATTTTTCATAAACCCTTTGCCGGACATCTATATACCCTTTTTTTGGGTAATCAAATAAAATTTTTTTCGGTGTTCTTATTATGTTCTATTGCATTACTTGTATAAGTTTTGTATCTTTATTCATGATTCGTAAATACAAATTATTAACAAAAGGAGGGATTATGGATCAAGCAATGAAACAAGCAATTGAAACTTTCAAAGAAAATGTTTTTAAAGATTACGAAAGATTTCAATTCGGAATGTGGAAAAGGGATATAAAAGAAAAACCACATTTAGAAAGTCATTATAATAGTTTAGCTTCAAAATCGGTAAATGAATTTAAAGCCGGTTTTAAAATG